AGTAGATACTATACTTATATACCTTTCTAACTGGTTTTCTAAGGGGGTACCATACGAAGAGACTAAAAACGGAAAAAAAATCTATGACTCTGATTTAATCCGTTTAATAAATAAGCCTAATTCTTTTCAAGGGAAACAGGAATTTATGGCTGAGTGGTACTATTTCCTGTTAGCCTCTGGGACAAGCTATATATTTCCTAAGAACTCTTCAACAGGTTTCGAAGGCACGACAAAAGGGACTCAACTACTTAATTTAAACTTTGATAATGTCGAAGAGCCATTACAAGATATAAGCTTATTTGATTTTGATGGTGATATTGAGTTAAAATACGTTGAACAGTTGCGGAATGGTTCCGAAAAGTCAACCCCTTTTAACTTTAATGGAATAATTCCTTTTTTCGATTCTACTAATGGAATAGGTAATTCATTATACAAAGGTAAGTCTCGTCTAGAGTCAATAAAAGATGAGATTAAAAATATCTCTCTAGCTACCAAAGCAAAACAAAACAAACTTGATTTATCCGGAATTACTTTGGTTACCCCAAATAAAAAGGCAGGAACTAACGATATGTCAAAGGGGCTAGATAAGGTAATAACTACTAATAAAGATGGTAGTGTTATTACTCACAAGGATCATATTGAATCTAAGTTTCAAATGTCAGGTTTAAGTAAAGGTCGATCTATAATAGTGAGTAGTGAAGACCTAAAAACAATGAATCTTACTGAGTCATTAGAAAAAGTGAAATTTGACCCCTTACGCATTGAGGACGCTCGAACAATCAAACGTAAGTATATGATTCCGGAGAATCTGTTGCCTCTTACCGATAGATCAGAGAAAGAAAAGAATCAAGAAAGCGAAGTATTGAGTCTGATACAAACAATGATTGAACCATATGCTGATAACCTTGGTGATTCATTATCTAAGTGGTTTAAGATTGATAATATACTAAAGTTTGATTACACAGAAACCCCTGCTTATTCCGTAGTAAAAAAACAAAAAAGTGAATCTGATTTAAAGATCAGTACAATGATAAACGAATTGGTAAAAACACAGGTATTAAACCCTGCAGAGGCTAAAATGATGCTTGAAGAAAAAGGGATATTATGAATGTAGATATTTTAAAGAAAAAGAATAGTTTCTACAATGTAAAGGTTGATAACAGCGTCATAAAAGATGTTGATACGACCAGTAGAATAACAACTGGATTGTTTAACAGTTACTTTTTTGTTGATAAGGATGATGATGTGTTAATACCAGGTTGTGCAAAGAAGTCTATTAGTGAACGGGGGCCGAATTCACAGGCAACAGCAAAGATAAAACACCTTAAGGATCACGATTTTAGTTTAAATGTTGCACGTATTCTTACCCTAGAAGAAAGAGAGGTAGAATATCAAGGAAAGAAAATACAAGGCATATATCACGAGTCTTATTACCCTGATACTCAACTTGGAAATGATATGCTTATTAATGTAAGCGAAGGTATATATGATAATAGATCGATAGGATTCATATATAAAGATTTAGAATTAGCAGTTGCAGAACCTGACGAGTATTTCGCAGATGGAACAGACAATGCAACCAAGAGAAGGGCGAAAAGAATGTATGATAAGTATTTCCCTCTTCTTATCAATCCGGAAGATGTAAGAATGGGGAGATTTTGGGTTGTAAAGGAAATCAAACTTTTTGAAGGTTCAGATGTTGCTTTTGGCGCAAACTCATTAACACCATTATTAGGAGTTAAGGGGACTGAAAAAGGGAATATACTCAAAACACTACAAGAGAAACAAGATAAGCTTATGCACGTAATCAAAACAGGTTATCAAAGTGATCTATGCTTAAAAGAATTAGAAATACAAATGTTGCAAATAAAGCAACTCCAGAAAGATTTATCGGATATAACACCATCGATGAAAGGCACTCGAAAGACTGTAGAGCCGCCGAAAGGAGATGATAAAACCGAGAATTTGATAAATATTATTAACAGCGTAAAAATTTAAGAGATGGACGCAAAAGAAATTAAAGAAGCTCTACAGGAGAAGTTCGATGAGTTTAAAGACAAGGCTGTAGGCAAAAAACAATTAGATGCTCTAGAAACCGCATTCAATGATACTATTGAAAAGAAGTTTAAGGAAATGCAAAATAGTGATTCTTTAAAAGATTTAAAGGATGCGCACGAAAAGCAAATGCAAGAATTGAAAGATGAGTTTGCTAAGAAATTCGAAGAGCAAGAAGGAATTTTAAAGAAGCAAGGTGAAGAGATTGCAAAGAAAAATCCAAGCACTACAAAAAAGATGAGCGTATTAAAAGAGTTTAGTGAAAAATATGAAGAGTTCGGAGGAGGACAAGACACTAAAGCGTCAGAGCTTTTTAAGATAAAAGTATGGGATTCTGCTGATACTGTTACTTATGGTACTGTGGATGCAGCAACTTATCCGGATAATGGATCAGCTACAAATGTTGTGGGGGCTGATATATATTCTACACAAATAATCCCTGGCATACATACTAAACGTAGGCCTATAACGGCAATTATGGATTTAGTAAACAGAATTCCTTTGAATGGCTATAGGCTTGTAACTATGTCTGAAAAAGAGATTGTTGGAGATGCTGAATTCACTTTAGAATGTGGTTTAAAACCTATCGTAAGAATTAGTTATGAAGCTACTGAAAGTACTGCCAAAAAAGTAGCAGCATTTTGGAAAACAAATGAAGAAATAAGAAAGTTTTTACCAGCAGTAATTAATAAATACAGGTCTACAGTAAGGGACTTAGTAATGGAAAAAGTTCCTAAAGGTGTGTTGTACGGTGATGCAGCTACAGGATTAGTAGGTATTAAAGATAAAGCTTCCGCTTTTACACCAAATCCATCACTACAAATACACAATGCACCAAATGAATATGACGCTTTAGGTGCTGTAATCGCTTCATTGGAAGCAATGTCCTACTTCCCTAATGCTATTATGATGCATCCATATAAATGGCGTGCTATGAAACAAAGAAAAGAAGCTGATGGTCACTATTCTTTATCAAATGGGAGCTCCATTCAGATACTAAGTGATGGTATTGAGTGGGATGGTAGAAGGTTAGAAATAATTAAAGACCCGACTATGGGAGTTGATGATCTTTTTGTAGCTGATTTAGAAGTCGTTTATGTGGCTATGGATAACGAAATTATCTATAGAGAAGGATTTAACGACAATGATGATATGAGAAGAAACTTATTAGCACACGTTAATGAGATTTTCTTAGGTGTTGCAATACCAGAAGGTGCAACAGCGGGGCTTGTTTATGATACATTCGCAAATGTTAGAACATTAGTAACTATTTAAAACAAAAGATATGTCTGAATTAAAAGATGAAAAAGTTGAGTTAAAAAAACACTTTGATGAAAAAGCCAAAGAGGTAAAAGAAGGCAAAAAAGTAACGGTTAGTTTAACGAAAACTTATTTGGTTGAGTTTACTAAAGACTTTGGGTTAATGAAAAAGGGGCATACTCAGAAGGTTTCACAACTTGCAAAGGATGTTTACGAAAAGAAAAAAGTAATCAAAGTAATAAATGATTGATATAAATTATTTCTCTTGGCGAGACGTAAGAGTAACTAACATTACAGAAACTTGTAATGACAGGAACCTTTATTTCACTCAGTTTATGAAGTGGAAAGAGGAAGAAGTTTTGCGTCTTACTTTGGGAAATTGCTTATATGATGAATTACAAACGCAATTAGATGATGATGGTAATTTGATAGAGGGCGCAGACGCTAAATGGAGTAAACTATTGCATGGTGATACTTATGAAGCGTCTGTGGCTCATTCAAATTGTGATTGTTCTTGTGATAAGCATAGGTGGCGTGGAATATATCAGCAGAAGTATAAAAGGAGTTATGTTGCTGATTACATATGTAGGGAATGGAATTTTGACAATGAGACACAGGTATTTTCTACTGGAAATCAAATTGCGGACGTTTCAAACTCTGAAACCATGTCAAATATGCCTAATAGGATAAACAATAACAATAATTTCGTTAACTGGGTTTATAATGGTTTTGGATGCGGTGATCTTAGTCTTTGTCAATATATGCGTGATAAAGAAGAGGATTTCCCTGAGTGGAATATACAGCAGAGACATAAACATATTAACATATGGAATATTTAGCAAGTTTGCCTTGGTACCTAAATAAAATTGTTTCTGATACTGATTTTACAGAAGTAACAGAGAACAAAGTTAATTTTCATTGGGGTGACCAAATGGAGTTAAACAAATACCTGTCAGTTGATCAAGATGATAATTTTGGTCAACTATTGATGTCGGGCACAATTGAATCTTCATACCCTTTGATATGGTTAGTAAAAGGTTATACATTCAAAGCTGATGGATACTCGGAAGACGGATATTTTTTTGATGGGATAAAGATATTGTTCTTCAAAAAGACCGATATGGAGTGGCTCAACAAAAAAAGGTGGAAAGATAATATGCATTCGTTGTATGGTCTTGGGCATTTTTTTAAAGAAACACTGAAGTTAGATTCCGATTCGGATATAATAGATTACGATTTAGAATGGGAGGAAGACGACAAAGCATCTATCAAAAAAATATCAAAAGATCAGTCTAAGAGTGTAGACTACTGTGATGTAATTATTTTAAGAATAAAAAGATTAAGAATAAACACGAAATGTTTTAAATACTTAGAGTATTCGTGCTAAAAATATTAAAAAATGGCAATAGAAAGTTTTAAATTGAATTGCGCTGCTGATGCACCTACCACAGGTACAAAAGGCTGTAAGATTAATATGAAGGACATTGTAAAGGTTTACTTTGCAAAGAAAAACACAAAAGTAAATTCCGTGACTGCTACATTAGACCAACCTACAATTGATGGTTTGGTTCGATCAGGTAATTTAGTACCTATGCCTTCACATACATTTACACCACAGCCAGAAGCGACAGTATATGAAACAGAAAGTAACGGTCTTAAGAATAAAGTAAGAGATGGTATTTATGAGTTTTTGCTTAAATACACTAATAAAGGTGTATGTTTTGGTAATAAGTTAAACAAGTTTAGTCTAAGCGATTGGGATGTTTGGTTGTTAGATTCTACAGGAACATTGTTTTTGACTCAGGATGGTTCTGACTTTGTAGGTTTCTCAATAAACTTAGTTGATAGGGATTCTGTAAATATCAACGATGCGGCCGGAATTGTAACAGCGTACAATCTAATAGTTCAGTTAGATACAATTGGTTCAACTAATTTCTACAACAATGCACATCCAATTACACCAGGGGTAAATATGCTTTCAATAGAAGGCATAAACGATGTTACTTTATCGGTTGTAGGAACACCAGGAGCTACCGTTGTTTTTACAGCTGCTAATTCTTGTGATAATACCACAGAGGTTTTAGGAATGGAAACATTAATTCGCGCGGTTGATTCTACAGGTACAGCATTCCCGGGTACAGCAACATACGCTAATGGAAATTATACATGGACACCAGGAGCAGCATTACCATCTGGTAATTACATCATAGAGTTTTATGACACTGCCGCTAGTTCTGATGTAGTAATAGATAGTGAAGGGGCTTATTATAAGTCTAATGATTTAGCTATTACCATACCTTAATTAAAAGAAAGGAGAATAACCCATCATAATAGTTGGGCTTATTGTATGATAAGCATTTTTGATTATAACCGAAAAGTGAAGAGCCAAACAAATGCGCTTATAAGTTCTTTTAAGGATTTCTTACTGAATTCTGAGGAGTTGGTTATTTTCTTGCAACAACAGCAATTAAATGAAGGAGAAAACAAGAAAGGTAAAATAATAGGGGTTTATTCCGCTTTCACGGAGATTATCACAAACGGGCGTAAGAAGGCTGGAGAACCTTACAATTTCCAAGACACAGGAGCATTTTTTGAAGGAATGTTTATCAAAATACAAACTTCTCCAGAGTTCGCAATAATAATAGATTCTAGTGATTCTAAAACTAAAGAATTAGAAGAGGAATACCCTAGTTTATTAGGGTTAAATAAAGAAAATACAAATGTCTTGTCAAAACAAATAACAGATCTATTCGTAAGATTCGTAAATAAAAAAATATTAAGTAATGTGTAAGTGTAATACAAGTACGACAGCTTTTGAAAAAGCTATGTTAGATGCTCAATCAAAGAATACTAGAAGGACTAAATACGGGATTTATTTTCAAGAGTTCATAGGACGTGGAAGTTTTCCTTTTATAGATAAAATAAAGAATATTGAAGCAAACGATTCTATTTGCTGTTATTATTTGTCTGATGGAACTAAAGTAGATAAGTAGTGTATACGAATTGTAGATCATTACCACTTTATAATTTTCAGGAGATTTCGGAAACGGGGGATTTAAAATATTTATTAGAAGACCCCAAAGAAGAATTCAAAGAAGATGAATTAATTGAAACCTATAAAAAAATAATTGATGAGTACAATGTACTTATCGGGAATCACGATCAGATAGGTAAACATCTCATAAAAGCAGAAATCAATTATTGTAATAATAAGCTTAATAATTTAACTACACTAAAGTGGTTGTATGATTTAGAATTTGATTTTGATGAGGATATTAAGAAAGAAATAAAGTCGTTATGTGCTTTTTATAGGGCAGATTTTACAGAAGAAAAATTGAACTGGGCGATATCTGGAATAACAAATAGATTAGAGAGAAAAATTAGTGAACTAGGAACCGATCAAGAGATAGAGGATATTGAACCATTTGACACTTTTTTTATATCGGTTTGCAAGGCTTACGGCCAAAAAGTAAATAAAAAAGAAACTAGTTTATCCGAGTGGTGCGCAATTGTTAAGAGTGTTTTGAAGTAGCTATTTTTCTAAAAATTCTAGGTTATCATTATACCACTTTGAATCATTTTCTTTTAAGAAGCTTATTATATTATTGCTAGTGACTTCATTTATTTCAAATGATTTCGCTTTAGAATAGTCTAATTTCTTATACCAAACCTTGAAGTCTTTTATAAATAGGTACATAGAAAAACCTTCGAATTCACAGTGTAGATGTTGATTAATAAAACCTGTTACTTGTTTAGGAGCTAAACTTTCATTGAGGATTTTTAATTCGTCATCCGAAAATTTCACGGTTAGTTTTTTCACAAAATTACCTCTGATACTCATAATAGTTTATAAAAATAATAATTCTTCCCTTCTATTAATATTTCGAAATGATACCCGGAATTAAAA